TGAGCGAGAATAAAACTCTCACCCTCGAAATGCTCAAGTCTTTCGGCGATCTCTTTTGCAAGGAGACTTCGACATGATTCTCGCTCTTGAAACGCTCAAAGCCGAGCACGCTTGCGCCGATCAGCTTGCGCTGTTTCGTGAAATGTTCGGCGCATCAGTAGACGTGACGCCAGAATTGTGCGAGAGCGTGGCCGATAAGTTTGATTTTGCTTGGGCCGCTCATAAGTTGCTTTCACCGTCCGCACTGGCCGAATACAAGCGCGTCAGGGCGTCCGCATGGGCCGAGTACGAGCGCGCCAGGGAGTCCACACTGGCCGAATACAAGCGCGTCAGGGCGTCCGCATGGGCCGAATACAAGCGCGTCACGGCGTCCGCACTGGCCGAGTACGAGCGCGTCACGACGCTGGCCGAGTACGAGCGCGTCACGGCGATGGCCGAGTACGAGCGCGTCACGGCGTCCGCAGGGGCCGAGTACCGGCGCGTCACGGCGCCCGCACTGGCCAAGTACGAGCGCCTCACGGCGCCTGCACGGGCCGACTACGAGCGCGTCACGGCATGCACCTTCGGCGATCTCTTTTGCAAGGAGGAGTAAACATGAGCATATCGAATGTGAATCGGATGAACTATATAGCAAAGTCAAAGTTGAACGGCGCGACCTTCGCGGTTGCGGACGTGGACCCGGCGCGAAGCCGGATCGCTTTGCAGAGCTGGACGCACGGAATGGTACTTAGCTTCCGCGCTTTTCAGGAACACTTCGAGCTCCGGCGCGTGGACGACTACGAACAAGAGGATATTGCATCATGAGTAAGATGTTGCATGCCGTGCGAACCGGCACAATCAAATTCCCAGTGTCCGAGCGCGGCGCGGACTACCAGTATCGCACCCTGCTACGCGCCTACGGGCGCGCCTATCACGGAGGCGGCATGTTTGGCTGGGACACTACTATGGCAATCAACGAACCTGAATTGTTTCGATACCTAACACGTTTAGAACAGGAGTTTTCACTATGAGCTACCTTGATGTGGAAGCATCGGACGCGGAGCGTTACTGACGTATGCCCGGTGTACGAGCGCGTCAGGGCACGCACCTTTGGTGAGCTGTTTTGTAAGGAGGAGTAAACATTATGAGCATCCACACCGTCATCGTGCTAGTGCTACTCTACGCGTTCCTGCGCTCCGGGCTGCGCGCGATATTTAGGCGCAAGCCTAAGGACCCGATGGCGGGCCGGCTCGTGCAGTGCAGCCCCGAGGAGCACGCGCAGGCATACGCGTGGGCTAAGCACCAGCACGACACTTTCGACGCGCGGCACACGGTGGACTTTTATGCGCCGCCCGACCCTATAGCTCAGGCCAAACACAAGTACGACTGCGTAAAACGCGCGTGGGCCGCGGGGTACGCCACCGACGAGGAAAAGTGGGCCGCCCACGCCGAGCTAACTGCGCTGACGGGTAGCCCGCTGGCGTGGTACCTCCCGAAAAACCACGGCCCGGACAACAAGCCGATTGCAAAATAAACCGCCCCCGTGCTACCCTGAGGCGTCAGACACTTGCGGAAACGACACACTTGAAACTAGGAGACATAGAGCCATGATGTACCGCACGTACCGAGACCGGAAACTGAGCCTCGGCCCAACCCCCGACATGCTCCGCAGGGAGAGGATCTTGTGGGTGTACCCCATACTGTGGGCGCTGATGATGGTCGCGCTCGCCGTATACTCTCAGGGCGCGCACGCGCTGGACCTTATGACCTTCGCGCCCGACACCGTCGGGCCGGAGATCGAGCACATGAGCCACGCCACCCAGCACGCGCCGCTAACCTCCAGCCCCACAGACTACGGGGTGGAGCTGCTCAGTGTGGTCGCGCGCTGGGATATACCGAGAGGGTTCTATCTGGAGCTGGCCGAGGGGTTCGCACTAGAGCGCCACGAGACGTTCCCAGGCTACGTCAACCGCGGCCAGACGGTGGAGGGCTATGGCGAGCTGCTAGGTCCGCGCGAGAGCTTCTCCGCGCGGTTCGGGTGGCGGTGGAGGGTGAAGTAATGAGCGACGACTACAAGCTGGAAGAGCTAGCCAAAGCGCGGCCTCATGTACTACGCTGCCGGTCCTGCCGTGAAGTATGAGCTTGATACGGGGCTGGGATGACTACATGGACGCGCTGGGCTCGAAGCCCCTCTACCAGCAGTACGCGGACCAGCTTCGGGTGCGTGACATGGTCAGCACCGCGGAGCAGCTCGCGCGGTACGGGGTGAGCTACCCGCACCGGTACCTAGGGGTGCGCGACGGTATAGTTGACACTGACCTACCCTAGGCCTCACTATGTGTCCACCCATTCAAACAGGAGCTAGAAAGATGACCAGCAAAACCAACTCCGACTTCGCGCTCGGAGACGTGCGCGCCACGAGCTACAACGCGGCGACCGCGAACCCGTACGGTTACATGGGCACCATCGACGACGCCATCGCGCAGATCAAGGCGGAGCCCGACGAGGCGCGCGGCTACTGGCCGATGAACATCAGCCGTCAGCGGCACGAGCTGCTCGGGTTCCTGGGCGTACACAGGCGCAACTTCAGCGGCGTGCAGGCACCAGGCCCGGAGCGCCCCAACCCGCCGTGCGAGTACGGCGACGGGAGCTGCTACGAGGACTGGAGCGTCGAGTACGGTGCGCCTGAGGCGCCGGCCGAGCCCGGCAAGTACACCCTGGAGCGCGCGATGCGCGACTGGCCGCAGAACTTCAAGCAGCAGGATTGAGCCATGAACGATAAATTCGAACTGACGACCGAGACGCGCAAAGGTATGTACCGCATCCGTGCGAAACGTTCGTTCGGTAATGTCAAAGCCGGCGACCTTGGCGGGTTCCTCGCCAGTGAAGAAAATCTTTCCGCTAAAGGCAACGCGCGGGTATTCGGCAACGCACGGGTATTCGGCAACGCACGGGTATTCGGCAACGCGCTGATATACGACGAGGCGCTGATATACGGCGGCGTGTGGGTATGCGGCGACGCGTGGGCATACGGCGAGGCGCAGGTATACGGCGAGGCGCTGGTATCCGGCAACGCGTGGGTATACGGCGACGCGCGGGTATACGGCGACGCGTCGGTATACGGCGACGCGCGGGTATACGGCGACGCGCGGGTATACGGCGACGCGCGGGTATCCGGCGACGCGGGGGTAGCCGGCGACGCGCGGGTATTCGGCAACGCGGACTTTTTGCTTGTAGGTCCGATAGGATCGCGCCGTTCGTTTTTAACGGTGCACGCGGACGGAAAGCTTGGAGTGCGCTACACGACCGGATGCTTCAGTGGCTCGCGTAAGCAGTTTGTTGCGGCCGTCAAGAAAACACACAAGCCCGGCACACTGTACCGGAAGCAGTACGACGCAGCGCTCGCGCTGGCGAAACTGGTGAAGAAGCATTCTTAAGGGGTAAATGTCATGACTCCACTTTTTAAGAGTTTTCTATCTGCTGTAGCGCTGTTCGTTGCGGGGTTCATGATCGGGACCCTGCTGTTCGGTTGCGCTACCGCCCCGCACCGCCCCACCTCACAGAGCTGGGACCAGGAGCGCCTCAAGCTCAACGATCACGGGTGCCCGTCCGCTATCTTTGTGGCGCCGGCCGGCGAGCTGGTACAGTGTCAGCTGTTTGAGCAGACTACACCGACACCCGCCAAGGGCGGAGAGCTTCAGGTGTTCCCCACTATGGACGCGGCCGCCGTTTACGTCGTCACGAAGATATACGCGCGCAGCCACTACTACGAGTTCGGAGGCATCATTGCTAAGACACCGAAAGGGTTCGTAGTCAGCCTCCCGGCCACGCAGCACCGCGGGATGGAGGTGAGCTTCGAGGACGACCCTGAGGCGTTCGAGTTCCCGATTGTCGCCACCTACCACGTCCACCCGTGCCTCAAGAACGCGTTCCCTAGCGTGTTCAGCCCCCAGGATCTCTCCAGCTCGCGCATCACCAGGACCCCCGGCTACGTTCTCGACGAGTGCACCGGCCTCATCCACTACTGGGCGCCGGGCGACGGATACCTAGACGCTGACGCTATGCTTAAGCTGGGGGTGAACCCGGTCGCGCTGATGCAGGGCGTGCAGCTCTCTCCGGGTAGGGTGCTCGGCAAGATAGATGTCGACGGCGTAGTGCTAAACTGACATGAGCCTCGGAGCATCCGCAGAAGAGTGGGCACATTTCGATTTTGTGCTCGGGCTCGGCGCTAACCTGTTGCCGTGCGTCCCGTACTCGGCCGACGTTAAGGTGGTAGAAGGCTCAGCCCTAGAAGGGAAGGTGGGCAAGATACCGTCAACGTTCAACGGGCGGGGCGAGGCGCACGGTATCAACGGCTGGCAGAAGCGCGAGCGCAAGATAGAGCCGTGGGAGGTGAAGCAATGGTCCGCCGACCGTCGCCTGAACCTGTGCGTGCGTCTCGGTTCTATTAGTGGTGTCTGTGCTCTGGATATAGATATCGACGACTCGCGCGCGGATGACGTACGCACAATTGTCGAGAAAGCGCTCGGTCCACTAGTAGTACGTATGCGAAACAACAGCTCTAAGCAGTTGCTGCTGTTTCGTTTGGAGGGTGAGTGCAAGAAACGGAAGATAAAGCTAGACGACAGCCCGCGCGGCCCAGCCATCGAGTGGCTTGCCGATGGGCAACAGGCTGTTATGTGTGGTTCACATTCATCGGGTGCGCGCTACCGTTGGGATCCAGAGCTGCCTTCATCCATACCGACGATTACTCTGGATCAGCTGAACCAGATATGGACACAGCTATCGAAAACGTATGCGACGACGCCTACGACGAGCGCGGACCCAACTGCACAGGCGCCGCCGACGACGGGGACGGTGGAGGTTCTGAGGACGATCAGCGACGAGGACTGGCAACAGCTGATCGTATGCCTGCGGTTCATGCTCGACAAGGTCTCGGATAACGATAGTTGGAGCGAATTAGGGTATGCGCTACTGTCGCTGCAGGGCTCACGACCCGCTGAGCAGCTTTGGCTGGACTTTAGCCGGAAGGCTGTAGGCTACGAGCCCGGCGCCGCCGAAGCCTGGTGGGTTACGCACCGCTCCCAGGAGCCGCGCACCGACTGGCGCCACATCTTCAACATGGCCCGCCAGCGCGGGATGCAGCGCGTCGCCGACGTCGCCGCGTTCCCGCCCGTGCCCGACGAGCCTAACAGCGACCTGGTCGACGTCGTACCGCCGGAGGTGGGTGAGCAGCGCCCCCTGATACGGGTCAGCGGCGGCGAGTTCTCCAGCATCGTTAAGCAGCTGGAGAAGATCCTGAGCCCGCACGTCTACACGCAGGGGTCGCGCCTGACGCGCACGAGCGAGGCGCACGACGACGGAGCTATCCAGCGCAGCGCCGAGGCCGTGATGCTGATACCGGCGACGCCGGGGTGGGCCAGGATACGTTTCGGAGAGCTGTGCGACTGGGAGAAGTACGACGCTCGCCAGGGTGAGTGGGTTCGCATCGCGCCGAGCGTCGACCACATCAGCGCGCTGATGGACCGCGGCAGCTGGACGACGCTGCGCCCGCTCGACGCTATCGCCCGCGCGCCGTTCCTTCGCGATAACGGCACCGTATGCGACGCGCCAGGTTACGACCCTGTGAGCCGTACATTGTACGTACCGAGCATCGAGTTCCCACCGATACCCGACGCGCCGACGCGCGCCGACGCCGCCGCCGCCCTCGCGCGGCTCCGCGAGCCGTTCAACGAGTTCCCATGGAAAGAGCCCGCGTCCGAGAGCGCGTTCATCTCGCACATTCTCGCTGAGGCGGCGCGGCTCGCGATGGAGCGGTGCCCGATGTACTTCTACGACGCGCCGATGGCGGGGACCGGGAAGAGTACGCTGCAGGAGATGGCGGCGCGTATCGTGCACGGTACGGAGCCCGCGCTGCGGCCGTGGGTGGCGGACGAGGACGAGATCCGCAAGTCTCTGTACGCGTGCCTGATGGCGGGGGACCGCTCGATCTGGTTCGACAACGTCCCTGACGGTATCAAGGTACGCTCGTCGGTGCTGGAGGCGTTCCTCACGAGCGCGGTCTGGAAGGACCGCAAGCTGGGGGAGAGCGTGACCAGCGCGATACCGAACAAGACCGTGCTGGTGGCGTCGGGTAACAACCTGACCCCGGTCTCGGCGCTCGCGCGGCGCAGTATAGTGGTCCGGCTCGACGCGAACACCGAGCACCTACGCGAGCGCGTGTTCAAGATCGTCAACCCGCGCCGGTACGTGATGGAGCACCGCGCCCAGCTGCTCGTCGACGCGCTGACGATCATACGCGCGTACCTTTCGTTGAAGGGGTTCCTGAAGATGCCGGTGGAGCTGCCGAGCTTCGAGCGGTGGTCGCACCTTTCGCGTAACCCGCTCATCTGGCTCGGTATGGCGGACCCGGTGGTCACGCAGCTGAACGAGACCGACGACGAGACGCGGAACGTCGGCCCGATATTCGAGAAGCTGGCGATGAACTTCGGCGACCGCACCTTTACAGCGGGGGATATGGCGCGTATCGTGGGTAGCCTGTCCGACGAGCGCAGCGAGCTGTATGACGCGCTGACGCAGATGGGGTGCTCGGAGCCTAACAACCCGACCAAGGTCGGTTACTGGCTACGCGCGTCGAAGGACAAGATCGGGTCCGGGCTCAAGCTGGTGCACGACGGCCACAACAAGTTCGGGGTCAGGTGGAAGCTGCAGCGTGCGACAAACGGAGACCTAACTTGACTACCAGCGCACGCAACGTGTTCGTGCTCCAGCTAGCTAGGGCGGCGTCGAAGAAGGCGCAGCGGTTCCTAGCGTCCCGCGGGCTGCAGCACGCGGACCGTGACGACGTGATAGCGGCCGCTATGCTGTGGTGCTGGGAGAACCGCGACAGCTACAGCTTAACTACTACACTGGAAACATGGTTTATGAACGCAATCAGAGACGCCTATAAGGCGCTAAGGCGCGGCGAGCTGCCAGTATCCGACGAGTCGATAGAGCGGCTGGGCGGAGGGGACACCACCTACGAGTCAGCTGCCGCCGAGTCCGCCGCCGAGGCGATATCCCGTACGCTGACCCGCGCCGAGCGCCGTGTCGCGGTGCTGACGATGGAGGGCTACACGAAAGCTAACATGCTGGACCGAGGGGTTCGGGAGATCGACATCAGAGAGTCCCGGGCAACTATACGGCGGCTGCGCGAGCTGCTGCCGGATGACGTGAGCTACCGGGTTCTGGTGCGGACCCCGCCCGCCTCCAGCTCTGACGATACGGATGACAGGCTGTCGGAGATTGACGTGGCGATAGAGCAGCTTGAGTTCGCGCCGCCCGCCGGCAAGGACTGCCCCCCGTGCTGGCGCTGCATGTACTTCGAGGGGTTCATGCCCGCCGGCAAGCGTGAGACGCGGATGGAGATCGCGGACGTTGAGGTACGTGAGGCGGTGAAGGTCACCGAGGCGCGTAAGATCGAGATCGCACAACAGGTGAGGAGAGGGTTATGCCCCCGGCCGTAACTTGCCTGCAGCCCGTTGCGATGCGACTCCACAGCGCGCTTATCAACGCAGGACACAAAGAATGGGGGAGATGCGATACGTGGTACAATTTCGCGCTGGACGAGATCATCGTGCGGTTCTCCTGCGGGAAGGTTCCTGATGTCAAGTGCCTGCAGTTCAACATCCCCGCCCATATTACGTATGAGTACGCGGTGGAGTATGCGAAAAAGAAGTGGCCCGAGTGGTTCTTAACGCGTAAACCAGTACATCAGCTAGATCTATTCAACCAGGAGTGACATATGTCCGTAGACGCAAAGATAATGACGGTGGTCGGAGCGATCAAGCAGTCGCTGCAGCAGTCGGGCGGTCCCGGCTCCAGCGTGAACAGCCACCCGAACCCGTTCTTTCTGAACGTGACGGGCGAGATCAACCTCAAGCACGCGGCGGAGCTGATAATCGCGCGCCTCGAAGAGTACGAGGCGGCGCTAGCGATCAAGGTCGCGAAGCTGGCGCGAGAGATCGACGCGAAGGCTCGCATAGCCGAGCTTGAGGCCGAGAATGTGTGCTCTCGGGCGCGTTACGAAAGGTGCGAGTCAGTGAACGACACATTGATAGCCCGCATCCGCGAGCTAGAAGCGGCCTATGACTCCGTGAAAACAGGCTCACCTTCAGAGGCAATGCACGCTCGGATCGTGACCGAGACGGCGGATGCTATAGCAGCGCAGGACCGGGGAGGTGAGCCAACATGAGTGACGGAGAGAGGAGCGTGGATAGCCCAGTGTTCCGCAAGGACACCATCGAGACCCTAGGATTGCTGGTGGATCGGTACCCAAACATACCTATTGGCCACATAATCGACAACGCGTTAAGCCAAGTAGGGAACGCCGAGGTGTGGGAAGTGAGTGACGAGAAGCTGGCGCGCGGACTTAACCAGCTCTTCGTCACCTACACTCAGTTCGAGGCAGCGGGGATCAAGCCATGAAGACCTGGGAACTATTGCGGATGGTGGCAGACAAGCTGGAGCGCCACCCAGACCAACCCCTCATATGGGACCACATCATGCACTGGCCGGTAGGGTCGGGCCGCTTCCCGTTCGCTGGCGGCGGTACGGAGCTATTGAGCCAGACGCAGGCGGGGACCAACTACGCGGTCCCGTCTGAGCGTATCCTACGTGGGCTGGCGAAAGGTATCGCTGACCTGAAGGCGATCAAACCGTGACGCGCCCAGATTTCCAGATACTGACCCAGCAGGAATTAGTAATTGACCTGTCGCGGCCGGCGATGGAGCTGATTGCCGGCGCCATTGAGCGAGACGGCATATGCAGCCCAGACGATGCGGTGCAATGCGAAGTTGATAACTTCCGCAACATGCTGCAGAATCTGCTGGATAGATCGGAACCCGAACCTGGAAACTTGGACCTGATAGGAGGAGATTGAATTTGAACAACGCGGCCTGTCCATTCGACGAATCGGCTCCAACCGATGCGAGCGCAGTGAAACCCTGCGAGGCCGCTCCATTTACCTTTAAGGCTGTTCGTGGCGGGCCAGAAGGGTTTGAAGGTCGGGATTTGATCCTCAAGTACCATTACTCGAAGTCGTTCCATCCGGCTTATGTGCTTATGGGATTAGCGTTTAAGGGGGAGGAGTGCGTCGCCGCGTGCTGCTTCCGCACACCGTCCGCTAGATGGGCGATACCGGTTTTAGACCTGGGACGCTTGGTGCGCAAGGAAGGTGTCGCCGTCTCATTGACGTGGCTGATCTCGAACACCGTGAACGCAGTGAGACGAGCCGGGAACTATCACCTTTTGGTTTCTTACGCCGACAACACGCACGGGCACCACGGTGGTGTGTATCAGGCGGCATCTTGGAACTACTCCGGTAAGACGCCGCGCCAGAACGACGGCGTGATGGTCGACGGTAATTTTATTGCGGGGCGCGCCTGTAACAATATGTTCGGAACGCGCAGCGTCGACAAGCTGCGCCTGATGTTTCCCGAGCGCTCATTTGAGAAGCACTGGGATGAAGGTAAATACCTATACTGGCGCTCCCTGAATCGACAGGGTGACAAGGCAGCCGCTATACTTGGGCTGAAGAAACTTCCATACGTAAAACCGCTAATAGGAGGCTGCCATGACCATGACCTCCGCGCCCGCAACGTCTCCCCTTTGTCACCGACGGAGCTGAGATGACGATACGATTCACACGGCAGGGCTGCAAGGTCACCACGACCTTCGACCTGCATAACCCTAGCGGCAGCTACACGGAGCACGTCACCCTGGAGTGCGTTACGCCACTGGAGTTGGCGCCCGAGGAGAGCCCGGGGGTCGCCATACCCCAGCGCGGGCGTGGGTGGCGCCATTTTCGGGAAGCCGCCCTTGACAGCGGGGCAGCGACCCGTGTAGAAGTACCTGGCAAGCATATCTACCTTAAGGAACTGTCATGAAGACTGCCGTAGCTTACACCCGCGTCTCGACCGCGGAACAGGGACGCTCTGGCCTCGGCCTCGAAGCGCAGCGGGCCGCCATCGAGGCGTTCGCGGCCCGGGAGCAGATTACGATCCTGGGCTGGTTCAGCGAATGCCAGAGCGGGAAACGGATCTCGGACACCCTAGAGGAGCGCCCCCAGCTACGAGCCGCCCTGGAGTCCGCTAATGCGGCCGGAGCCCCCGTCCTGGTCTCCAAGCTGGACCGCCTGTCCCGGGACGTCCACTTTATCAGCGGGCTGATGGCTCACCGGGTCCCGTTTCTGGTGGCCGAGCTGGGGGCCGACGTGGACCCGTTCATGCTCCACCTCTTCGCCGCGCTGGCCGAGAAGGAGCGCGCGATGATATCGCAGCGCACCAAAGCCGCCCTACAGGCCCTCAAGGCGCGCGGCGTCAAGCTGGGACCCAAGAACCCGAACCCCGGCCCCGGTAACGAGGCGAACCGCTTGAAGTGGGCGAAGATCCGTGCTAACGTGATCGCCGCCTGAAAACCGAAACTAGGAGCTGAACATGACCCGTAAAGACTACATCCTGATAGCCGCCGCCCTTAAGTCGGCGCGCGTCCCGAGCGCCTTGGGTAACGAGAACAAGGCGATATATAACAACGGCATCGACAACGCCGTCGCATTCATCGTGACGGCGCTCGCCAAGGACAACCCCAGCTTCGACGGCCAAAAGTTCCGTGAGGCTGCGGGGGTGTCGACGTGATTCGGCTCACCTTCGCCGAGCGCTACCAGCAGGCCCGCACCTACGCCGCGCAGGTACGCGCGCGTAGGGCGATGGGCGAAAAATACGAACACTTTAACCCAAGGAAACTACGATGCGTTACGCACGACCTCAGCAGTACGGTCGCAGCCGGCTCTACAGCCGGTGGCTGGAGCAGCAGCCCAGAGAGCGCCAGCGCGAGCTGGTAGCGGCTGAGCGCGCGTACGTAGCCGCGGTCGAGCGCGCGTCCGGTACCCGGGTGGCGGCCGCCAAAGATTTTATGGCCGCGTTCGGCGGCGTCGCGGAGGTTGACCCGCCCACCGCAACGTGATACTACTGTGGGTATAGCTTAACTTTGTCGATTAACTGAGGAGATTGGAACCGATGAACCATGCAAAGATCGCGGCCGCGCTACACGCGCTCGCCGACGCCTTCCTGGCAGATGTAGAGGCTGTCGAGACGGCGGTGACCGGCAAGAAGAAAAAAGCAGCCTCTGCCGAACCGGACCCGGCGACCCAAAAGGCTCCGGCCCCGGCACAATCTACTGTCTCGCACGTACAGATCAGCGTGCCCGAGACGCCTGAGCCGGCTACCCCGCCGCCGCCGCCGGCCGTCACCCTAGCGCAGGTTAACAAGGCCGTGCTCGCGGTCGCCGCCAAGAACCGTGACGCCGCGGTGGCGCTGCTCGGTAAGTTCAAGCTCTCGAACACCGTCGGACTGGCGCAGGACAAGTGGCAGGCGGTGTACGACGCGTTCGAAGAGGAGATTGCCCGGATTGATGCGGCCGCGGTGCAGGTCGCGCAGGCGTCTCTGGTCTAAGAGTCCCGCCCGCGCGCCCCGTCCATGAGGCCGCCCGATACAAAGGGTGTGCAGCCGTGTAACATACGAGGGGCGCGCGGGAGATGGGCTAGGAGCTGAAAATGAAAACTTACACGCACAGTGTGCCCGTGATCGTCAACGAGCTACCGCCGAACTTTGAGCAGATCAGGGCCGCGTTTCCGCGAGCGGAAAGCCCCGGGGTTTTGTTTGCTTTTGACGGTCATATCTATAACCCCAGCGGGTTCGTCGTACCGCCCGCGCTGCTCGCGCATGAAGAGGTACACCTCCACCGGCAGAGAAATGCCGGACCACATCCCAACAGCGTGACGCAGTGGAGCGGCGCCGAGCTATGGTGGCAGCGCTACCTAGAAGACTCTGAGTTCCGCTACAATGAAGAGCTGCTGGCGCACGTCGCCGAGCTCAAGCACCAGAAGCACAGCGACAGGAACGCTAGCGCTAGGCTGCTGTTGGCGACCGCGCTCCGGCTGGTGGCGCCGTTATACAACTACGTCCCGCCGGTAACGTTACGGCAGGCGATGCAGGATCTGAAACGGGAGATCGCGAAGTGAACCTGACAATGACGAAAGAGCGTTTCCTCGCTACCGTGCAGATGCGGTGCGTAGACATCTTGTGCGAAGACAAGATGCTGCACCCGGAGAATCTTACGGTGATGTCGCAGTCTCTTTTAGAGCCGGCGATGGACGCGCTTCGTTTCTCGTTCAAGTACCCAGCGAAGGTGTTGCAGCAGGACCGTGAGATTGCACGGTACCCGGCGTCGCTGTGGTCGCATCTACTCCACAGCATCGGCCTGGGAAAGTACGCCACTTACAAGCGCGTGCTGCTGAACGAGCACCTGGCATTCACGGGTATCAAGATACCTCCTGAGATGAAGATCGGCGCGACACTCTGCTACGATTATCGAACCGTTCTCGGGGACGTTGAACTGTGAGCGAACATTCAATACTATCACCGTCGGGTTCGCAGCGCTGGCTGCGCTGCGTCGGCGCGCTCTACATGTCGCGCGGCGTTGTCGAGCCTGACAAGGAGCACAGCGCGAGCGGCACCTGCTCCCACTGGCTCCTGGAGTGGCAGCTGACGAACCCGCACCTGGATCTCGATCATTGGCTCGGGAAGGAACTGCAATTCGACAGCTTCAAGTTCAAGATCGACGAGGAGCGGCTCGACCGCGTGCGGTCGTGTGTCAACGTCATCAACCGCGAGCCGGGCGAGATGCTGACCGAGCACAGGCTCGACACGACACCCGTCTTAGGCGTGCCCGACCAGCAAGGGCACAGCGACATCATCAAGCTGTACCCAGAGGGTGGCGTCGTCAAAGACGATGTGCTCCTGAAGGGTGTGCTGACGGTGCACGATTACAAGGACGGGTATCTGCTCGTCAACGCGAAGGACAACACCCAGGGGCTGATCTATCTCTGCGCAGCGATGCTGGAGTTCGAGCTGGTCGGCCACTTCGAGGCGTTCCGGTTCTGCATCCACCAGCCGAAGCTGCACCACTACGACGAGTGTACCTATACCCGCGCCGAGCTGGAGTCGTTCATGGCGCTCGTGCGCCCGGTCGCGAAGCTGGCCTATGACATCTATCACGAGACGGTACCGTTCGACCCGGAGCGGCACCTGAGCGCGGGCGAGGAGCAGTGTACCTACTGCCCAGTCCGCGGTCGCTGCGTCGCCCGCGCGAAGCGAATCATGAGCATGTTCGAGCCGCTGGTGAAGCGCCACGAGCTGGACGACAAGTCGCTCGGTGTCGTGTACGCGCGGCTAGACGAGATCGAGGCCGCGATCACAGACTTTCGCGCCGAGGCGTTGCGCCGCGCGAAGCTGGGCGCTATAGTAGACGGCCACAAGCTAGTCTACGGCAACAAGGGGCGCCGGCAGTGGACTGATAAGGGGAAGGCCGAGGCGGCGCTCTCGATGTTGCTGCCGGAGGATAAGATCTACGAGCCGCGCGAGATAGTCTCGCCGACGACCGCGGAGAAGTTGCTGAAGAAAGGTTACGGAGCAATCGAAAACCTGGTGACACAGTCGGAGCCACAGCTCCGGCTCGTGCCGCTAGACCACAAGGGGGAGGCGGTGACGCCGATCCAGTTCATCCCGACGCAAGAGCCGGGCTTAATCTAGGAGATTGAAATGTCAGAAGTAGTGAATCGTTCGATCAAGATGGACAACGTGCGGCTGCTGCGCGTGTCACTCACGAAGCCGTACATCGGTAAGGATGCGAAGGTAGACCCGGCCACGGGAAAGCAGGAGGGGAAGTATCACATCGACGCGGTATTCCCGCCGACACACCCTCAGTTCCCCGAGATCCAGAACATCATCCGCAACGCCGCCACCGCGAAGTGGAAAGAGCGGGCGCAGCAGAATCTCGACATGATTAAGGGTAACAACCAGCGCTTCTGTCTGCAGCGCGGCGACCAGTACCGCCCGGGCAAGCCGGCGTACGCGGGGATGCTTTACCTCAGCGCCGGCAACAAGGACCAGCCGACGATCCTCGTGACCGAGAACGGCGTGAACATCTCGAACCGTAATACGCCGGTCGTGCTGACCCCGTCACACCCGTGCTGGCCGTACGAGGGCTGCTACGCGAACGTGCTCTTGGAGATCTACGCGTACGAGTACGGCAACAGCCCCGGCATCGGGTGCTCGGTGCTCGGCGTGCAGTTCTATAAGCACGGCGAGCGGCTGCGCGGTTCGTCGGTGGCGAGCGGCGGTGAGTTCGGCCTGGTCCCGACGGACGCGGACAGTGCGCCAGCGGGCGCTGCGCTGGCGGCGGACGTCGGCGGTGCGGGTCTGATCTAAGTTTGAGCGGCGCGAGGCTCCCCGGCCAACCACGAACAGGGGCCGCCGCTCTATTTTTTATGAACCGCAGAGACTTGTTCAAGATGTTTGGCGGCGCGATAGCTGCCGCCGCGCTACCGCTCGGTGCGCTGGCACGCCCAAGGCAGTGCGCGTTCGGTCCGCTGACCAAGTACAACAGCAGCGTGGAGGTGAGGTTCACGGACGAGATGCTTACATGGGAAGAGTTCATGTTCAACCCGACAGTACGGCAGATTGCAGAACAGCTTGACGGTATGATGTACAGGCCCTCCGGTCGTCAGCTCTGATGTTCCGGGAGTTCCAGAAGGTGCAGGAGAACCGGCGCAAGATATCGTCATTGACGAAGCCGGTAATTCGTAAGCTGATCGGCGTAGATACCTGGGTCTGCCACATGCGCCACCACGGGATGCAGCAGCCCGGCTTCGGCCGGTCGCCGGCCGAGGCGTACCGCGACTGGAAAAGACAGCAGTGGTGAAGCTTCTCTTCCTTGACACCGAGACTCGCTCCCGCGTTGACATCAGCGCGGGTACGGACCGCTACACGCGGGCGGCCGAGTGCATCATCTTGACCTACGCGTTCGCGACCGGGCCGGCGAAGATCTGGCTCCCGCGCGTGGACCCGATACCGCCGCACGACCTCGCCGATGCGCTGAGCGATCCGGAGTTTCTGATCCTCGCGCACAACGCTACCTTCGACCGGCTGATCCTCGCCCGCGCGCTCGGCATTCATACTCCGGTCGCTCGCTGGCGCTGCACGATGGCGGCCGCCTCCGCGCACGGGCTCCCGGGCTCTCTTGAGGCGCTCGGCAAGGTGTGCGGCCTCAGCGAGGACGAGGGGAAGCTGATCGACGACTCGGCCCTGATCCACACGTTCTGCGTACCGCAGCCGGCTACCGGCAAGTTCGTAGAGCCGGAGAATAAGCCGGAGGAGTGGGCCAGGTTCTGCGCGTATGCTATCCGCGACACCGAGGCGCTCCGCACAATCTTCAACCGTATGCCGCAGGTGAACTATACGGGCGTGAACCTTCGCAGCTGGATGCTAGACCAGCTGATTAATGAGCGCGGGTTCGGGTTCGACGTGAAGCTTGCGCAGGCGGCATCCGACTTCCTCGACCGGGCGCGCGAGGCGTCGCGCAAGGTGATGCGCGAGAACACCGAGGGCCAGGTTGGGTCCGCGACGCAGGCGAAGCGTTTGCTCGCGTACGTCCGCAGCAGGTACAACCTCGATATCGAATCAATGAAAGCGGGTGATATACGTGACTACCTCGAATCCGATGACCTGGACCCGGTTCTTAGGACTGTTTTCGAAGAAAGGCTGGAAGCTGGAAAAAGTGCTGGTAGTAAATGGAAGCGGGGACTTGGTCTGGTTGGTCCCGAAGCGCGCATCCGCCACTGGTCCCGTTGGTCTGGTGCGGGTCGCACAGGTCGCCATAGCGGACGCGGACTGCAACCCCACAACCTTCCACGTCCGGTTATCACAGTCAGGCGCCCTGCAGGACACCCGCGAGCTGGACGCGTTGAGCTGGAGCCGGTTCGAGCAGCTGTTATTGACTCTGTTATCATCCCGGGAATCTACTCCGGCGATGCACTGAACAACCCGCTGGTATATGGTGGCCCGTTTGAGGCCACCGCGATATCCTTACGCCACGGGATTGTTGCCGCGCCGGGCAATGAGCTGATGGTTGGCGACTTCAAAAACATAGAGAGCGTCGTGACGCCCTGGCTAGCGGGCGAGACGGCGGTGCTCGACGCGTTCCAGGGATTGTTCGACAACCCGAAAGACAAGTCGCGGG